ATATGCGACATTCTATCTACATTCTTATGACATTAAATGTAATAATTAATAGTTAAATAGGTTGTGGGGGCTACGTTATCACCCCCATCCTATGTTATCCTACTTTGCCAACTTCGATTGGTTTATCTTCTGCTGGTGTGTAGATGCTATCATAACCATCTTCTACACAATAGTCATTAATGATTCTAAGATTAGCATCAAGCTCTCTTCTCATATCATTCTTGTTACCTATTCTACCAACAAACTTATTCCATTGTCTCTGAGTGCTGGCTCCTAGTATCTTAGGCAAAGCATTCAACTTAACCTTCTTAGCTAGTCTTACATAGAAGTCTCTATCAATGACTTCACTCTTACTAACTTCTGATTGTATCATCTCATGAAAGTTCATACTTGTTTCTCCTTATTAATTAATCAAATAAAATACAAATCAAAAATAACGTAAATTCTATTTACGAAATCCCCCGTATAGGGGGTATACTATGGGAAAAAGGTTACATTTCAAAATCCTACAATTTTTTTGGGTAACAACTTGGTCATCGCTTGACATTAGTTTGACTTATGTATTAGATTCTGGGCGGTGGTTGGGTAAAGGATTATAATAATGTGTAGTAGAAAGAAAAAAATAATGGCAGAAGAATATAAATTTCTAAGTAGATTAACTTTAGATGAACAAGAAGATGTTCTTCGTACCATGTCTGAATCATATTACCCCATACAAATTAACGATAAAGTTTATATGATACCTGAAGAGGTAAATGACCTTATAGATAGATTAGTACAAAGATTAGAACGCAATGGACATCAAGTAAACATAGGAGATATACTTGGAGAAGCAGACAATTAAAGGAGTACCTCACTATGTATATGATACATATGAGGAGTTTAAAGAAAATTGCCCTAGTGAAGAAGTTCACGATAATTGGAGAACTGGTAATGAAGGAGATTGGGTATGGTCTGATGATGGTAGAATTGTTCAATTATTAAAAGTAAGTAAAAATGTAAATCACCCAGGCGACAGAAAGAATTATAAATACGCTAATGGATGGGTAAGAACTGTTGTAGGTAGTTTTTTAAATAGACATACAGTTAAAATGGATACAGATTTTTCACAACATCCAAATAGATATACATTTAGTAAAACAATTAAAGATACGAGTAAACGAGTAAAAGAACGTACTAAGGTAACAAATAAAGAAAAACAATTTGCTACTAACATTGTTGTAGGTATGGGAGCTGTAAAAGCATATAAAAAAGCATACAACGAAATGTCAGATAACAAAGCTGGTAAGAAAGCAGCTATATTACTTAAACAGGAAAGAGTTATGAAAGAAATAGAAAAGTCAGTATTAGACGTTGCAAAAACATTAGGTATAGACCATGAGTATATATTAGGTAAATTAAAACATCTTGCTGATTATAGTGAAGATGATAACATCATATTACAATCTACAAAAGAATTAGGTAAGATTGTTGGAACATCAGGTAGTAATGTTAAACAAATAGAGACTGGTATAGTAGGAATGTTTCAAGGATTTGGTTCAGAAGATTTACAAATAGCAGGTAGAAAAAAAGAACTTAAATCAGTAGAAGGAGAGTAATATGTTAATGAAAGACGACGCTGGTAATATCGTTGGATGCGATAAATGCGGTTCAAGAAATGTAAAAAAAGATGGATGGCAATATTGGAAAGCAGGTAAAAAAAGACAACGATGGCAATGTAAAGCATGCGGTAAAAAAATGCTTAATCCTAAGATTATTGAAAAGTCTCCGTTTGAAGCACAAGATTTAGATGTTGATTTTATACCAATAGATGATATAATAAAACATCGTAAGAAACAATTTAAACAAAAACTAAAAGCTAAAAAGTCTAGAGGATTAATAAATATTAAAATTAATCAAATGGGACCTATAGGTATACTTCATTTTGGTGACCCTCATGTAGATGATGATGGTACAGATTTAGCAGAGATATATTCATTATGTAATTTAATAAATAAAACAGATGGATTATTTGGAGGTAACTTAGGAGATATACAAAATAATTGGATAGGTAGACTTCAAGCATTGTATGGACAACAATCTACTTCTGCAAAAGAATCATGGAGACTTACAGAACATTTTGTTAATCAAGTAGAATGGTTATACTTAGTAGCAGGTAATCATGATGTATGGAGTGGTGACGGAGACCCATTAGAATTTATTATGAGAGAACATAGTGGTGTATATGAACAATGGGGAGCAAGACTTAACCTTATATTTCCTAATGGTAAAGAAATTCGTGTTAATGCTCGTCATATGTTTAAGGGCAACTCAATGTGGAATACTGCTCATGGTGTAGCTAAAGCTGCTCAGATGGGTTGGAAAGACCATATACTTACTTGTGGACATACTCATGTATCAGGTTATCAAGTATTAAAAGATGCAGCTAGTGGACTTATAAGTCATGCAATACAAGTAGCATCATTTAAGATAATGGATAGTTATGCAGACAAACTTGGATTAGATGATAAAAATATATTTAATGCACCAGTTACAATTATTGACCCCTACTATGAAGATGATGATAATAGATTAATAACTACTATATTTAATCCATACGAAGGTGCTAAGTTCTTAGAATACAAAAGAGAACAATGGAAAAAGTCGAAACAGAAATAATACTTATACCATTTCTTGCATATTGGGGATTAGCTAATAAAGGCCCTAATCAACATTCACATCATCAAAAAGGTAATAAGTCTCAAAGTTATGACCAATGGAAGTTTATAATAGATGGCAAATATAAATACACAGAACGTAAGCGAAGCTGAAGAAGCTCTAAAACTTGCATACACAGACTTAATAGCTTTTGGTAAGTTATTCTTACCTGATGATTTTTTACGAAGCGAAACACCATTCTTTCATTATGAAGTTGCTGATGCAATTGATGATAAAGAAAACAAACAAACTGCCATTATTATTCCTAGAGGTCATGGTAAGACCGTATTAACTAAAGCATCTATGTTAAAAGATTTTGTCTTTTGTAAAGATGATTTTTTATTTTATGCTTGGGTATCTGCTACACAAAAACTTAGTGTAGGTAATATGGATTACATTAGACACCACCTTGAATTTAATGATAGATTAAAATATTATTTTGGAAATTTAAAAGGAAAAAAATGGACAGAGGAAGATATAGAGTTAAGTAATGGATGTAAACTTATTAGTAAAAGCAATGTCGCAGGAATCAGAGGTGGAGCAAAATTACACAAAAGATACGACCTCATCGTACTTGATGACTTCGAGCATGAAGCAAACACAATTACGCAGGAAGCAAGAGATAAAAATGCTAATCTTGTTACTGCTGTTATCTATCCCGCTATTGAGCCTCACACTGGCCGTCTTCGTGTTAATGGCACTCCTGTACATTATGATTCATTTATTAACAATCTTCTTAATAGTTATGCGAAAGCTGAAAAAGAAAACAAAGAGTTTGCTTGGAAAGTTATTACATATAAAGCATTATTAGATAATGAAACGCCATTATGGGCATCTTTCTTTACTAAAAAGAAATTAGAAGAAAAGAAAAAATTCTATGCAGATAGTGGTATGCCACAAAAGTTCTATCAAGAATATATGATGGAAGTACAATCTGAAGAAGATGCTATATGGAAAAGAGACCATATTAGATATTGGAATGGATACTTTAAAAATGAAGATGGTGTTAATTATATTATAAAAGATGGAGATGATATACCAGTTAATACATTTATTGGATGCGACCCTGCTACAGATATTGATACTAAACATGCTGACTATAGTGTTATAACTGTTATTGCGATTGATGCAAATAATGAATTATATGTATTAGAATATGAAAGACATCGTAGTATTCCTACTATAGGTTCTAAGAATCCTGAAACTGGAGAGATAATAGGAAAGAAAGGTGTAGTAGATATTATTATAGAATTACATCAAAAATACAATTGTACATCATCTACAGTTGAAGATGTAGCTATGAATCGTAGTATATTTCAAGCAATGAACGATGAAAGAAGAAGACTAAATAAGTACGATATATCTGTAATACCACAAAAACCAGGCGGTACACAGAAACGAAATCGTATTTATTCTGGACTTTCTGCACGTTTTAGTACAGGAACTGTCTATTTAAGGAAAAATATGTTTGATTTAATCAACGAAATCCTTACTTTCGGTCCTAAAATGGCTCATGATGACACTATTGAATCACTTTATTACGCACAAATACACGCATTTCCGCCAAGTATGAAAAAAAGTAAAGATAAAAAATCATGGTTTAAGCCTAAAAGAAAAGCTAAAAGCTGGTTAGTATCGTAAGGAGTATATATGCCTAAGTTTGGTAAAAGGTCAAAAGAACGATTAAGAGGAGTAGACACTAGACTTGTTAATGTCCTAAATGAATTAGTTAAGATTATGGATGTTACAATTATTGAAGGATTACGGAGCAAGCAACGACAGGAGATATTACTAAAAGAAGGCAAAACTAAAACTAAGTTTAGCAAACATATTGAAGGAAAAGCTGTAGACCTCGCTCCGTATCCTATAGATTGGGAAGATAGAGATAGATTTCATTATATGGGTGGAATGATTAGAGGGATTGCAAAACAATTAAATATTAATGTTCGTTGGGGCGGCGATTGGGATAGTGATGGCGAAACAAAAGATAATCGCTTCGATGATTTAGTCCATGTGGAGATTAGAGATTAATGGCAAGAGTAACAAAAAAATCTAAAGCACAAGTAAATAAACAAATATGGGATAAAGTAAATAACTCTCATAGACATAGATGGCAAAGTGTAAGTCAAAAAGGATATGACTTTTATTTAAACGAACAACTTACAAAAGAAGAATTAACAATGTTGGAAGAATCTGGAATGCCAACATTTACTATAAATAGAATAACTCCTATTATAGAAATAATGAAATACTTTGTAACTGCTAATGACCCTAAGTGGAAAGCAGTAGGAGCAACTGGAGATGATGTAGATGTAGCTCAAGTTCATGCTGATGTAGCAGATTATTGTTGGTATCTATCAAATGGTAAATCATTATATAGTCAAGTAATACTAGACTCACTTACTAAAGGATTAGGATACTTTCTTGTAGATATTGATAAAGATGCTGATAGAGGAGTTGGAGAAGTTTGTTTTAAAAGACTTGACCCTTATGATGTATTTGTAGACCCTGCTAGTAGAGATTTTTTATTTAGAGATGCAAACTTTATTCAAATAAGAAAGAATATTGCTAGAGCAAGACTAATAAATATGTTACCTCAATTTGAAGCAAAGATTAAAAAAGTAACTAAAGGTAGTGATGTAGTATCGTATTCACAAAGAGATATTGATTTTACAGATAGTATTCAACCTGAAGATTTGACATATGGTGTTAATATGGATGCTGAAGATGACGACATTGTGCCATACTACGAAACATATAGTAAGAAAAAATTTAAATACAGAAATGTATATATTAAAATAGAACCTTCTGAGTCTCAACTTGTTATGTTAAAAGAACAAGTACAAGAACAATTAGAATCTTTTAAACAAGAAATAGAAGTAGGATTGATTGAAAAACAAATGCAAATTGAACAACAAGTTCAAGAAGGTGAAGTAATTCCAGAGCGAGCAAGACTAATGATTGATAATTCTCAAAAGATGGCTGCTCAAGCAATACGAGAAAAAGAAATGGAATTAATATCTCAAGCTAGAGATGAAGCTACTATTATTAAAGAACAAGTAATGAGTGAAGCATCATATAGAAAGTTTGAAGCAGATAAAAACTTTTCTAAGAATATTGTTGATTCTGTAGAGTTTTATGAAAACAGAATAGTAAAAACAGTTAGTGTAGGAGATGATACATTTTTATATGAATCTATTATTCCTATTAGTGAATATCCTATTGTACCTATTTCTTATATGTACACAGGAACGCCATATCCTATGAGTGCAGTAACTCCTCTTATAGGTAAACAACAAGAAATAAATAAAGCACATCAAATAATGTTACATAATGCAAACTTATCTTCTAATCTTAGATGGATGTATGAAGAAGGTTCAGTCCCTGAAGATGAGTGGGAAAAGTATTCATCAGCGCCTGGAGCATTGTTAAAATATAGAAGTGGATTCTCTCCACCTACTCCGATACAACCAGCACCAATCAATAATGCATTCTTTACAGTTGTACAACAAGGTAAAACAGATGCAGAATATATTAGTGGCGTACCTAGTGCAATGATGGGATTTTCTCAAGACCAAGCAGAAACATATCGAGGATTACTTGCTAATGATGAGTTTGGTACTAGAAGATTAAAAGCATGGATGAATAGTATTGTAGAACCTTCACTTGAGCATTTAGGTAGAGTATTTAAAATGATGGCTCAAAAACATTATACAATTGAAAAAGTATTTAGAATTGTACAACCAATGGCAGGTAATGATGAAGAAAGAGAAGTAAGAATAAATGTGAACCTTTACAATGATTATGGCAAAGCTATCGGTAAATATAAAGATTATGCATCTGCAAGATTTGATGTAAGAATAATTGCAGGCGCAACACTACCATTAAATAGATGGGCATTACTAGAAGAATATTTTAGATGGTATCAATCTGGATTAATTGATGATATTGCAATGTTAGCTGAAACAGATATTAGAAATAAAGATAAGATTGTTGAAAGAAAATCACAATTAGCTCAAATGCAAAGTCAATTACAATCTATACAAGAATTAATAAAAGATAAAGATGGAACAATCGAAACACTACAACGTCAATTAGTACAAGCAGGTATTAAGATGAAAGTAGGAGATGCAAATACTCAAATACGAAAAGATGTTCTTGAAACTGAAGCGCAACAAAAACTTCTAAGAGGAATGTTAAAAGTTGAGTTTCAGAAAATGAGAGACGAAATGAAAAACGACATGGAATCTAGTAAGCAAGATGTTGCTAAGAACGAGCAATCTTAATTATTGCATTTTAGATTTTATAGTTGCTAAATTAAAATAACCTTAAAATAGGAGATAGTATGTCAGAACAAGTAGGTAACGCTCAAGTAGCCCCCGAAAGTACAAACGTACAAGATGCAGTCATGAACGGCTCAAGTGATTTTTTTGAATCATTAGATAGAGAAGTAAATGGAGGCATATTAGACGAACCAACACAACCAACCTCGGTACAAAGCGATAACACGCAGTCGAGCCCCAATGTAGAAGTTCAACCGCAAGATGACAACGAAGTCTTGCAAAAACGATATAGCGATTCAAGTAGAGAGGCTAAAAGACTCAATGGAAAATTAAAAGAAATTGAACCTTATATGCCTATTCTAGACGCTATGCGTGAAGACCCTAATTTAATTTCTCATGTAAGAAATTATTTTGAGGGTGGAGGTCAGGCCCCACAATCAATGAATCAACAACTGAATCTTGATGAAGATTTTGTTTTTGACCCTGATGAAGCATTTCAAAAACCTGATTCCGATTCCGCAAAAGTAATGGGTGCAACAATCGATGGTATTGTGCAACGTCGTCTAAATAATGTTTTAAAGACACAACAAGCTGAAAATGCAAAAATGGCTAAAGAAACTCAATTCAAACAAAAGATGAATATGTCTGATGAAGAATGGAGTGAATTTACTGAGTTTGCAAAAAGTAAATCTTTAGAACTTGAAGATATATATTACTTGATGAATCGTAAAAACAGAGATAGTCAAATTGCTGATTCGACAAGACAAGAAATTCAAAACAAGATGAGAGAAGTACAATCTCAACCTAACACACTTGCAACACAAGGTAGTGTTCCTGTTGAAAAGAGTACAGACGATAATGTTTTTGATACAATTTTGGGTACTGATAGTGAACTAGAAAAGGCTTTCAGTATATAAAATTATATTGTTGGCCATTAACTCAAACTAAAGAGGTACAAAAATGGCTGATGTATTCGGCATGGAAACATACGGAGCGTCTCCTGACGCTGGGCATAGTGGTTCGGTATCACTTCCTAGCACAGGTGACCTCAGACGTAGATACAACTTTGGAGATAGGATTTCTGAACTTTCTATAGCTCAAGACCCTTTTTTCAGATTTGTTTCTTCCGTCGCAAAAAAACCTACGGATGACCCTCAGTTTAAATTTACTGAACAGAGACATTCGTATCACAAGAGATATGCATATGTAATGGGATTCGTTTCTAATGGAAGCGATGAATTTGCAGATTCAGAACTCGACCAATCAAATGCAGCTGCCGCTGTTAGTGCTGTTGGGCAAAGCGTTGAACTTTATATGGCTTCTGATTACAAATCCGCTGGTAATATTACTAGTGTGATTGGACAATCAGGAACTAGAGTAGATGTTGGCGCATCTGGAACTAGACCTACTTTTTTCCTACCCGGTCAAGTAGTAAAAATTCCAGTAGCTTCAACAACTGATGGTGTTGCAGATGGTTATCACTTAATGAAAATTGATAGCGTAACTGATGGATTAAGTAAAGATAGTAAAGAATGTGTCAAAATATCTGGTAAGATTGTTAAATTTGATAGCGCAGGTAATGAACTTGCTTCTTTTTTAACTAACAATTTTACTCCAGGTGCTAGTGATGCAACTGCAGATAGAGACGCAGGTGGTGAAAGAGTTTACAATCAAAATATAGCGACTGGTCTTGAACCAATTCGTTCTTATGTTGTTGGAACTGCTCACGCTCAAGGTTCTGGATATCCAGATTCTTGGAAAGACCAACCTTTCTCAAGCGCTGTTGGATTAACTCAAATCTTCAAAACTGCAATGGCAATGGATAATACTACAAGAGCAACTGTTCTAAAGTATGAACCAAATGAATTTGCAAGAATTTGGAGAACAAAGTTAATTGAACATAAGTATGATATTGAAACAGCATTATTGTTTGGCTCTCAATCTGAAACAGATGGTATACAATACACAGAAGGTGCAATTAGTTTTTGCACTAACTATGGAAACATTTTTGATGGTTCTGGTATTGGTGGAACTGGTACAAAGTCTCAAGATGATTTTCTTGATGATATGTCTCAATTCTTAGACCCAAGATACAACAATGCTAATGCAACACTATTCATGTGTTCTACTGATACATACAATTGGATGCATAAACTAAGTGGTTACTTTTCAGCTAACGTACAAAAAGTTGCTGATTCAAGTGCTTCTCTTGGTCGAGCAGACTTCAGTATTGCAGGCAGAAAGAATGTATATGGATTAGACGTTACTCAAGTAATGACTCCTTATGGAAATATGAATCTTGTTCGTAATATTCACTTGGATGGTTCTCCAGTTAAGATACTTGCTATTAATATGGCTCAATGTGCTTACAGACCTTTGGTTGGTAACGGATTGAATCGTGATACAGCAGTATACGTTGGTGTTCAGACACTTGAAAATAGTGGTGTTGACCGTAGGGTTGATTTAATTCAAACAGAAGCTGGTATGGAATGGCGTATGCCTGAAGCCCATGCTGTCTGGAAATAGGAGGTAATCATGGGAATCCCTTTATATGGTTCAAATAAAGATGGTATTAACATTCAAGATGTTGTTGATTTATTTCGTTCTGACAAAATAGACCCAGTTGAAGGCAAAGGACTTCTTGCTCAAAAAGCAGAGTATAGCTTTGCTGGTGGTAACACTGATAATTCTGGTGTTCTTATTAATATTGGAACAGATACTTCAGTATGGGGCGGATTTGTTAGAGTAGAAGGAGTTGGAAATGATTCTGGTTCTTTAGACTTTGACTTAGGTTTAGCAGCTGGACAAGCAGACTTTGGAGCTGGATACGGAAGTTCTGGTGATGGAGTATATGCTTTAAAAGATACTGACTTCATCGATGTTAGTGGAGCTGAAGATGTACATCTTTCAATAGATGCAAATTCAATTGATAGTTCTAAAACTATTAAAGTTACAATTTGCCTATTGACTGCTGTTGCTCCTGCTTCTAGTTAATACATAATAATATGTGGGGGATTTCGGTCCCCCATGTATAGAAAGTAAATATGGCAACAACAACAATAGCAGCTGAAATAGCAGATATAACAGGGGAAACCGCTGATGCAGACTTCATTGTATCTGCACAAAAATTTGTAGTAGCAAATGTTCCTAATAATTTAATGAGATGGGCATCTAGTCAATCTGGCGTTATGACAAGTAATGGAGATGCAGATGCAACATTAAATGTAGATACTATTACAAGCGTTCAAAGAAATGGTTATCCTTGTAGAGAAATACCATTAGATGATTTAGTTTGGGCATCTGATTCTAGTAGTTTAAAAAAAGCAACAACAACACATCCTATTTATGTTATTTCTGATGGTAAAATTCAAATACAACCAGAACCATCAGTTGGACAAGAAGGTTACTATTACTATATAGATTATCTTAAAATAGATGATGATTCTGATTTAAGAAATGTAGTTATTAATTATGCTTGTTTTAAAGAGTTTGCAAAATTAATGATGGCAGATGCTAGACAAGGAGATTTTAGTGCTAATAGTAGTAATATGGGAACAGAGCATTGGATACGAACAGAAGAAGATAGTGAAATGTTAATGGCAAGGATTCAAACAATACAGGCTCAATTAGGAGAACGTACACACTTTGGTCAAATGTCTCAACAACATTACAATTTAGCATTAGCAGAAATAAAATCTTATATAGAAAACAATCCTAAAACATTAGCAACTGCAATGGCAATGCAAGGAGCAAGATAATGACAGTCTTAGAATTAATGGAAAGAGCAGGTATTCAAAATGAAACACTTGCAATTGCATATATAAAAGATGCTCTTCATTTAATACAAAGTAATACAAAAGAAAAAATTAAAGTAAGTAAGCAAGATGTTTTAAATGCATCTGATAGTGATGATAATATTTATGAATTACCTGCTGATTTAATTGCAATAGAAAATGTAAGTATATTAGATACTAGTGATAGTAGGTATAAAAGAATTAAAAGAATATCTAATCAACCTCATTACTTACTTGAGGATACATCACCATGAGTAGTTATGTAGATAAAGAATTTTTTTATTATTTAAGAGGTAGAGAACTTTTACTTTATAAATTATTAGGAAGTAGAAATAGAACTAGAATAACACAAACTGGCATTCTTCAATCTTATCATAATGAATTAATGTATCCAGATGAAGATATTGAAAACGGATTAAGAATAGAATATACTGCATTAAATGAACCATTTGTTGCAGAAGCATTAGAAACAACTAATTCAAAAGCAAGTGGAATAAATATTAGTTTTGTTGGTAATGATATAGTAACTACTACTTCTAATTTTTGGGATACTACAAGTGGATTTGCAATTGGTGATAAAATTAAAGTACAAGGTTCTACTAGTAATGATGGAGATTATACTATTACTGCATTTGCTGGAACAGATAATAAACTATTAAGAACAGCAACTACATTTACAGGCGAAGACGCAGGTCAAAGAATTACAGTTACACAAATACCAAAAGAAGTAACATCTCCTGATAGTACATCTAGTATTAATGTTAATAAGATGTTATGTCTAGCAGTAGTGGATTATGTAAAAGCAATGATTCACGAAGAAAGAGGAGAAATAGATAAAAAAGAATATTACATAAAAGAATTTTATAGTAAATTAGCAGATAATGAAAGCAATAAGAGGATAGTATCTTCTGCTTTCCCAATCTCCCCATTTGCGGTGAGATAAAAATTTAAGTGCCTAAATGGCGGTGGAGGTGGAATAAATAAGGAGTAAGTTATGGCAGATAATTTACGAAAGTATACAACTCAAGAGGTCCTAAATAAAGTATACACAGATTCCTCTGGTATTACAATAGGATTAAACTCACAAACTTCAAAAGAAACATTAAACGCAGTATTAGATAGTTCTAATAATAGATTACAAGTAGCAATGGCAGGTGGTACAATATCTGGTGATGTTACTATAAGTGGTGATTTAACTGTAAGTGGTGATAGTGTTGCTAATGTAAGTGAAACTATAACTGGAACTATGGAAGTAACAAGTTCTTCTTTATCTTCATTTATAAGAACATCTACTGAAACTAATGCTGTTAGAGGAGCTTTATATCTTAAACATACAACAACTGGTGGTATGGTTGATGGTTTTGGAAGTGGGTTAAGTTTTCAAATTAGAGATAGTGCTGGAGCAGATAATGATGTTGCTCATATTTTTGGAATAAGAGATGGAGCAGATAATCAAGGTGCTTTAACACTTAATACAAATACTACTGGTGGTGCTTTAACTGAAAGAATGCGTATTGATACATTAGGTAATGTTGATTTTAAGATAAATGATGGCGGTTCGGTAGATGTAATACCAGCTTCAGGAATGACTGGTACTTTTAATTTAAAAAATTCAGGTGGTACTATTCTTTTAGGGCTTCATACAGCTCTTAGCACTCTTAGTGGCTTTTCAAATAATTCAACTGTTTATTCAAGTGGAGCATTGCAAATCTTTGGTCAAGGTGATAATCCATTAGCACTTGGAACAAATTCAACTAATAGATTACATATTACAGGAGATGGAGAAGTTGGAATTGGTAATACTGGTCAATCAGGAGTTGCTCTTAATGTAACAGGAAAAATTAGAATTAGTGATAAGCTAGAAGTAAATAGTAATAATTTTATAATTCAAACTGCTTCAGTTACCGCTATTGATGGTGCATCTGATAGTTTAAATATGCAATTTATGAATGCAGCTTCTAGTGGAGATAGTCATAGAGGCTTTCACTTTACTTCGAATAAAACACATTGCCAAATTGATGGTCAAGGGAATTTAATATTTAGGTCTACAGCTGCTAGTGGTGCTGATGTAGGTAATGGAGCATCATTATATTTACAAAAAGATGATGGTCAGGCAATGGCTAACAATGACGTACTTGGTGAGGTCATATTTCAAGGTGCAGAAGATTCAAGTAATAACCTTATAACTGGAGCGAGAATATTTGCTCATAATAGTAGAGGTAGTGCTTGGGATGCTAGTAATAATCATTGTGATTTAGTATTTGCTACAACGACTGGTGATGCGAGTTTAGCAAAAAGAATGACTATTGCTGATGATGGATTGGTTGGAATTGGAGTAGACTCTCCCAGTGCTTTATTATCAGTTGGAAATAGCTTAACAAGCACTAGCGCAGGAACAATTATAATTAATGATAATGCTTCTTATAGAGCAGAATTTGGCTACTCTCAATCATCATCTACGCAAATGTGGTTTAATAATTCTTATGATAATGCAGCGTCAGTTATGCAATTTAGAATGGCTGGTAGTACAAAAATGACATTAAAAGGGGATGGTAATGTTGGAATTGGAACATCATTGACGCCTAGTCATAAACTTCACATTAGCCATAATTCATCTACAACTTATGGTTTGTATGTTGAACATTCTGCTAGTGAATATAGTGGTCTTGCTAAATTTTATACAAACTCATCAAATAATACTGCTAGAAGTTTAGTAGAAATTCATAATGATAATTCTAGTTCTACTGCTATCATTCCTTTAAAACTCACACAAGATGCAGATGGAGTTGCTTTTCATATAAATGCTGGTGGTAATGATGTGATGAAAATAGATAACAACTCTCGCATTAGTCTATCTAATAATGATAATAACACTTCTAACACAGTTTTTGGTAAAAATGCTTTTAACGCTAGTAGTGATAATGGTTCAGATTTTAATGTTGTTATAGGTGAAGACGCAATGTCAACTGGAAGTGTTAACTCAGCTCAATACAATGTTGCAATCGGTTATCAGGCATTTGATGATGCTACAAGTGGAAAATATAACGTACTTATTGGAGCGATTGCTGGTACAAATTTAGCTGGAGGAAGTGATAATGTTGCTATTGGTACAAATGCATTAAAGGATGCTGTTAGTGTTACTAAAACAATATCTATCGGTACACAAGCTTTAGAAAATATAAATGATGATGCTAATGATGGTTCTGTTGCGATAGGACATCTCGCAGCTAGTGGAAAAGTTGGAACAGGTAGTCAGTATACTAAAGCTAGTGTTCATATTGGATATTCATCAGGGGCGGCTCAAACAACAGGAGCTAATAACACTTCAGTAGGTCACGCTAGTTTAGCTGGTAATGCATCAGGAACTGCATTAACTGGTGGCGATAATACTGTAATAGGATACTCAGCAGGTTATGCGATGCACACTGGCTCATCTGGGAACACCCTTATGGGTTCACAGGCAGGTCAAGCACTTACAACTGGTAGTAATAATGTCGCTGTAGGTTTTAATGCTGGAACATTAATGACCGATAATTCCAATAATATTATGATTGGAAGAAGAGCTTTAGGTTCTGCTGATAGCGGTGAAGGCAATAATGTTGTTATTGGAGACGATGCAGGTAGATATATAAACAATAATAATGCAGATAATAATGTATTAATTGGAAATGCATCAGGTCAAGGTGGAACTGGAGAATTAAAGCAGTGTGTTGTAATTGGTTCTCTTGCAATGGATGCTACTGGCTCTAACGGACAAACTGGCACAATAGCAATAGGCTATCAAGCTCTTACTGAATTGACGACTGGTGATGCTAATACAGCAATTGGATATCAAGCAGGAAGCGCAATAACTACTAATTCTTTTAGTACATTTATAGGAAAAGATGCTGGGAAATTAGTTACTGGAGGTAATAATACTATTATAGGTGCTGTTGCTGGCGACGCTTTAACAACTGGAACAGCAAATGTTGCAGTCGGAACAAGTGCGTTGGGAGCGGCTACAGGAGCTGTTAATTATTGTGTAGCAGTAGGAGAAGGTGCATTAGCAGGAAGTTTAGTGGCTACTGGAGATAATCCAAGTGGAGCAGTAGGTGTAGGTTATCAAGCTGGTGTTAGTTTAGCATCAGCTATAGGTTTTACTGGATTAGGTTATCAAGCTGGTTATAATAATAATGGAGCTGATAAAGCAACTTACATTGGATATCACGCTGGTTTTAATGGTACTTTTAATCATAATAACACTTATGTAGGATATAAGTCAGGATATGGTGCAAGTGGTGGTGGTGAAGCTAATAGTGCACTTGGAACAGAAGCCTTAACTAATGTAAATGGTGCAGTTGGTAATGTTGCTGTAGGATGGAAAGCTGGTGATGTAATTACAAGCGGAGACTATAATACATTAATCGGATATAATGCCGATGCAGATGCTGCTACTGACTCTTATCAAGTAAAAATTGGTGTAAACGGAATTAAAAAGTTTAAAACTGCTAGAATTACTTTAAGTGAATTTTCATCAGGTAATAATACAGCTGGTAAATCAGCACATACAAATGCACTTTTTACAATACCAAGTAAATCATTTATTAGTAAGATTGTAGTAAAAGTTGTGACATTAAGTAGTAATTCTGACCACTTAATGAAAGTAGTTTTTTCATCAACTTTAGATGAGGCAGTTGGAGATACTATTGCTTCTCCTACAACAGTAATTGCGGCTTCAGGTATAGGAACAGGATATAGAAGTAGAAGTAGTATAAATACTAGCGGAGATGCATCTATTCAATTAGGAACAACTGGTGGTACAGCATCTGTTGGAGATACTTATATTTCACAAGACGAAGATTTAACTGATAGTTCAACAGCTTGGGCAACAGCAGATGTTGGATTTTATATTGCTCACGCAGGTAGTAATACTAACTCAGCAGCTAGTACCTCTCCAATTATAGATATATTAGTAGAGTATTATTAAATTTTTAACTAACAAACAAAGGAGCTAAATAATGGCTAAAAAAGAAAAAGAACAAAAGCCTGTTTTAACTTTCGATGACA